TTCTTAGAAGTTGGCTGCACCTTTAACTTTGATCCATCTCTATCAGGTCTTACTGTTCAAGCTACAGAAGATCAAGTCTTCCCACTCATCCGCGCTTACTTTGATAGAAATCTAAAAGCATTTGGTAAAGTATGGCGTCGATCAGACATTTTGGCTGAGATTGATGACCTCAGCGAAGCAATTTTGAACTCTTCAATTGAAGTAAAAATGCAACAAAGGTTGGTACCTGTTATAGGTCAAACTCTATCTTATCAACTTGCATATCCTGTTAAGATAGCAGATCCTGATGATGTTAATCAGATTGTAAGATCGTCTACATTTATATTCAATGACACTCCATGTAGTATTTCAAATCAGCTGAGCTCAACTAAGCTTCAGATTATAGATGCTACTGGTACAATTGTTGTTGACAATATAGGCTCATATGATGTAGATAAAGGTACGATAGACTTGACAGGATTTGCTCCACAGCAGATCACATCAGGTAATAACTTTATTAAGTTCTCTGCAGTACCGGCAAACCAAGGTACGATTAGACCACTAAGGAATTATATTATCAACATCGATAATGATGTATCGTTTACATCAGGAAACATAGATAGACAAACATTACAAGTGAGTTTATAATTAATGGCAGACAAATACCATATAGCGGACTTCGATAGATCTGTTATCAGTCTGCAAGAGAACCTGGTTAAGCAGGTTCTTCCTGAGCACTTTAGCACTGACTATCCCAATTTAATTGCTTTCTTAGAAGGCTATTATGATTATGTTGATGCTGATGAATATATTGGTCTTTTAAAAGATTTATATGCTATTAGAGATATTGAGCGTGCAGACGTTGAACAACTGGATAAAATATTTGCTGAGATAGCTTCAGGAGCTTCTCGTGAGTATTTTGCTGACCCCAGAGAAGTTTTAAGAAACTTTGCAAACTTTTATAGAGTAAAAGGTACGAGGTATTCGGCTGAGGGGTTCTTCAGAGCATTTTTTAATACAGATGTTCAGATTGAATATCCTAAAGATAATATTTTTATTGTCGGTGAGTCAGAAATTGGTATTGAGTCACTAAAGTATATTATGAATTATGGTCTATATCAGATCTTCTCTGTATTCATTAAATCAGCAATACCTATTAATCAGTGGAGAGATCTCTATAAAAAGTTTGTGCATCCAGCGGGCTGGTTTCTTGGCGGCGCGGTTCAGATTGAACAAGAAGCGGTTCTGTGGGGACTTGGAGAGAATCCATTTATAAACAGAATAATGCCAGAAGTTATTCCTGCCCCACCACCAAGTTTGCAGGTCGAAGGTATCGCAACTCTCACATTTGGTGATCAGCTTGTGGATATGACTGGCATCCTAGATGATGGTAACGATCCGGATACAGCAGCAGCATATATTAGCTTGACCGCTATAGTTAAAAAATATGCTGATTTCACTATAGCAGAGCTAGACGCAACATACGGTGAGATAGAAGATGTTATGCACGTCAACTCTCCAACGTTTGATGATGATAGTGATCCACAATTCTATCCATACGTTATTAGAATGGATAACAATGCTGAGACAATGGATCAAAGCACATACTATACAAGATCATACGATTCACTAACTCAAGAATATATGTTCGAAGGCTATGTCAACAACGACTACGTAGAACTAACACCATAAGGGGTAAAACATGGTAGTAACATTAAGAAATGTAAAAGGCTCGGCATTGACCCACTCCGAACTCGATGCCAACTTTACCACAATCACAGCGCAAACATCATTGATATTGGACTCTGCGCAAGTTACATCAATTGCTAGCAATTTGGATGCAGCGCTGCCGATCTTGGATTCAGCTGCTGTTACATCTATTGTTCAGGCTAATGGTGGAATTGATTCAGCAGCAACTACAACTTTGATTGATGCAACGTATATCAACAACTTAGTATCAAAAGGTATAAATGATCTGACCAATGTTGATATATCTGGCATTGCAAACGGACAGGTGCTCAAGTGGGCTGCTGGGTCGTCTACTTTTGTACCTGGAAATGATTCGGGTGGAGGTGGAGGATCTTCTTTCGATCAAACACTCAACACAACTGATGATGTTGAATTCAATACTGTAACAGCAAGTGGTATATCCACAACAGTCGCAGGAACACCACAGATATCATCTAGCAGCAATCTTGTAGTTTCAGTTGGTGGGTCTGCCACTGTAACTAAAGACGATTCGGGAAATGGTGGTGGGTTTAGAGTTGCCAGCTTAACTACTACAGAGCGAAACGCATTGGCTGCAGCTAACGGCGAGATCATTTATAACACAACAACGGATACTTTGCAGACGTATGAAGCCTCAGCATGGGAGGACGTTAGAAGTTCGGGTGGTGGATCCACTGAGACTACTTTTACATTAACATCAAATGGTTCAGCTGATTATGTATTTGCATCTGATGGGACTTTCTTTCCAACAGCTGTAAATGATCCAGTTTTGTATCTTAGACGTGGTGAGACGTATGTATTTGTTAATAATTCTGGCGGGTCACATCCACTACAGATTAGATTGAGTAGTGGTGGGGGTGCTTATAATACAGGTGTAACAAACAATGGTGCAAATAGCGGTAACATCACATTTATAGTTCCTATGTCTGCTCCTTCAACTCTTTACTATCAATGCACCGCTCATAGTGCTATGGGTAACACAATTAATATTGTATAGGTAAACTATGTCAGAGAAAACATACATCATAGCAATGGAAAAGGGTCAACCTAAAGACCAGCTGAAGGATGAGCTGACAGCTGAGTCTGGTAATGATTATGTTCCTGCTAGGACAGTAGATGTCGTTGAACCCCGTAATGGCAGTACTAGACACTTTGCTATGGCACTTGCTGACGCAGAGGCAGAAGCTTTACGTAACGATCCACGTGTAAATAGTGTCCATGAGCCTATTGAGTGGGACGATGATATGTTAGACTTTGAACATAATCATAGAAATGTTTGGACACGGCAAACAACTTCAACCACTCACAATAATTGGGGTATGCTTAGACATATTGAAGCAACAAACGGTTGGGGATCTAGTGTAAGTAGTACCAGAAGTACAGAGTATTACACTGGCCACTTAGATGGCACCGGAGTTGATATAGTTGTTCACGAGGGTGACGCTGCAAGACCAGGTCATGAACAATTTAGAGATAATGACGGAGTCTCAAGATATAACACTCTTCAATGGAATACTCTTCCTAACATGAGTGGTGCTAGTACAATTAACTATTCTTCTGCAGGTGGGAATCATGCTACCCACGTTCTAGGAACGATGGGAGGAAGAACAGTGGGTTGGGCTCCAGGAGCTCAGCTGTACAGTTGCCCCATATCGTATTTGGGAAATTCTCTTTATTGGTTTGATGCTGTAAAAGAGTTTCACTTGAATAAAGCTATTGATCCTAAAACAGGATATAGACGGCCGACTGTTATGAATATGAGTTGGGGATACAAAACTAATCTTACATCTATCAGTTCAATATATTTCAGAGGTACGAATAGCGGTAATACTCCCAGTTCAAGCCTAGGCCTTATCGGTGATACTATCAATAGAGTTAATTGTCCCATATATGGGTTTGAGTCGGAGATTGACGAACTACATGAAGCAGGTGTTATCATTACAAAGTCTGGTGGGAATCAATATCAAAAACTTGATGTAGATGGTGGCATAGATTACGATAACTATATGACACGCACTGTGACTACCGGAAATGTGTCAGCGGGTCAACCGCTTTATTATAATAGAGGATCCAGCAATAGAAGTACTGACACAATTGTAGTTGGTAATATGGACAGTGGTTTGTACCAGAACACAGAAGCTTCTATTGAGTCTAGTGAAAAAGGACCGCGAGTCGACGTTTGGGCCGCAGGGACAAACATTGTTAGTGGTGGCAATGGTAGTGATACTACATATCTTAACTATACAGGTACGAGTATGGCAGCTCCACAAGTTGCTGGTATGTGTGCTCTATTGGTTCAAATGAATCCAGGAATGACTCCAAAACAGGTTAGAGAATGGATCATAAATAACGCTAAGAGCAATTTGTTATTCGTTGGTGATACGAATAATACAACATACTTTTCAAATGATAGAAACTTACAAGATGGTAATAATAGAATAGCTTATTGGCCTTATCACGACCATAGACCATTAAATCTCTTAGCTAACCTCGAGAATGTATCATTTTAACATATAAATAGACTTAACGAAATTAGAGGTACGTAATGACGCGTCAAAATCTAGATCTGGGTACTACAGCAAATGATGGTACAGGCGACACGCTCAGACAAGCCGGTACAAAGATCAATACTAACTTTCAGGAGCTCTATCAAAAACTTGGTGGAGACAGTAGTTCGTTGACAGGATCCATTTCTGTTGGCGCTGCGGGTATTACATTTGAGGGTTCGACAGAAGATAACTTTGAAACTAGTTTGGTTGTAGTTGATCCTACTGGCGATCGTATCGCAACATTACCTGATGCGACCGGCAGTATTGTTTTAGATACAGCTACTCAAACTCTTACAGATAAAACTCTAACATCACCAATTTTAACCACCCCCCAGATTAATGATGCATCATCTGATCATCAGTATATTTTAGGTGTAGAAGAGCTGGCGGCAGATAGAGAAATCAATCTACCATTGCTGGCCAGTGATGATGAATTTGTATTCAGGAATCATCCTCAAACATTAACTAACAAAACTTTAACAAGTCCTACTCTTTCAGCTCCTGGAGTTGTTACAAGCATTAACGATCAAGCAGGTGCTAAACTAATTGCTGTAACAGCAACTGCTAGTGCGGTAAACAACTTATCAGTCACTAACGCAGCTACAGGCTCTGGTCCAGATATGAATGCAGAAGGAACAGACACTAATGTTAATCTAAACATTGCAGGTAAAGGGGCAGGTTCAGTTAATATTAAAAAAGCAGCTTTTGGATCTCAGACAATACAAGCAAACGGTGCGGCTTCAGATGAGGCTACTTTGATTGTTTGTAACAAAGGTACTACACTGTTCGTTACATTGGATGCTGGTACGACCGTTGGAGAATACAAGATATTCACAAACAAAGGAGCGGGTAACGCTACTATTACGCCTTCAAACTTTGCTCAAGGCGTTTCATTTACACTGCAACAATATGAAGGTTGCCAAGTTGTTTGGGACGGTTTAAACTGGTATTTGATTGGCAATCAATCAACCGTCACGATACTATAATAGGAACATAAAATGGTTGCAATTATTACAGACGCATTTAAAAGACAAGTTCTTGACAACATCTATGATGATGTGAAGGATTCAAATAACACATACTATATTGGTATTGGTCGTTCAGAGAACTGGGATAGCTCAGACACTCCGCCAGTTCCAAATAACACTGTTAAAGATGTCCGTGACTTTAGATTGTCGATGCAGGGTGTAAAGAACGCTGAAGATGTTGAATATGTCATTCCTCGTTACAACTGGTCATCAGGTACAATCTATTCAGGATTTGATGATAATGTGGTTGGATATCCCACGAATGCATACTATGTATTCACTTCTGAGAATGCTGTGTATATGTGTATTCAGCAAGGTAGAGATGCGAATGGGAACGCTGTTCCATCAACCGTACAACCCACCGGTACTCTAACATATCCTGTTGAACTACCAGATGGATATGTTTGGAAATATTTGTATACCATCAGTGCATTAACAGCAACTAAATTTGTTTCTGCTAACTACATCCCAGCTCAGTTTATCACAGCTGTTGACTCCGCTTCATCTGCATTAGCAATTGAACAGAAAGCTGTGCAAGACGCTGCAGTATCAGGACAGATCACAGGGATCGCTGTTGTCGCTGGTGGGACTGGCTATACTTCTACCCCAACAGTAGTTATTGACGGTAAGAGTTCGAAAGCAGCTGCAGCTACTGCAACTGTGTCGGGTGGCTCAGTGGTAAAGATTGAAATGAATGATTCTAATCAATCCAAAGCCTTGGGTAGAGATTATCAATTTGCTTCTATCAATCTACTAGGTGGTGGGGGTTCTGGCGCCAAAGCTCGTGCCATTCTATCACCTGCAGGCGGGCTGGGAGCAGACGCGAGAAACGATTTAAGATCCACTGCATTGATGTTTAATTCGCAAATCGCAGGTGGTGAAGGTAAAGAGTTTATCACAACAAATGATTTTAGACAAGTTGCAATTATCAAGAATCCTAAAGTACCAGGAACAGATTCCGACTTTGTAGCGCAGGTTGGAAGCTCTCTTAAACAGTTAAGATTCCAATCAATTGCCAATCTCTTTTCTGAAGATAATACAATTGTGGGTTCAGTATCTGGAGCAAAAGCATACATCGATGCTCAGGATTCAAATGTAATCTGGTATCATCAAACTGAAGAAACAGGATTTACTCAGTTCCAGGAAGCTGAAACTGTAACAGAGTTGGACGGTGTCGGCGAGGGGATTTTAAATCCCGTGAACGCTGATGCAGACTCTGACGCTTTTAACACATTGAAGGTTAACCCCTTATCAGGCGAAATTGTTTACATAGATAATAGAGCTGCGATTGAAAGAGCTAGCGAGCAGACAGAAGACATAAAAGTAATTATTCAACTCTGAGAGTAGAACATGCCAATAAAATTTACAGATAACCTGTTCAGCAGAACATATAAAGACGATTTTGCGGATAGTGATAACTATCACCGAATTCTCTTCAATAGTGGTAGAGCATTGCAAGCTCGCGAGTTGACTCAACTCCAAACTATTATTCAGAAAGAGATAGAGACATTCGGAAGAAATATCTTTAAAGAAGGCGCTAATGTTGCTCCGGCTGGAATTACTATAAACACTAGATATGAATTTATTAAATTAGATACTACTACAAATACTTTACCAGCCGACACTTCTAGTTTTGCAGGAAAAGAGTTTGAAGGCAATGATACTGGTATTAAAGTAAAAGTATTAGAAGTACTTGCCGCTACTGCATCTGATCCAGCAACATTGTATGTTACATACACTGACACGACCGGCGGTAGTGCAGGAGATTCTCCTGTTCGTATGAGCGCTGGCGAAGATATTATTTCCAACCAGATTGGTATTACACTGACAGTACAGTCAACTAATACAACAGCAAACCCCGCTGTTGGTGTGGGAACAAAAGTATCAGTCGATCAGGGTAGTTTCTTTACACAAGGTCATTTTGTATTTTCTCCAAAACAATCTTTAATTGTTGGTAAGTATACAGAAACACCTACAACAATTCTTGGATTCAAAGTACAGCAAGATGTTGTAACAGCGGATGATACTGAAGCATTGTTTGATAACCAAGGAGTCACTCCTAACAGATCTGCTCCAGGTGCCGATCGATATAGAATCAAGCTAATTTTAACAGAACAAGATCTAGTTGACTCAGACGAAAACTTTGTATACTTCTGCCGCATTATTAATGGTAATGTCTTTGATGTTGTTCAAGGTAACAACCAATAC